AAATCTTAACCAGATAACTTCAATAAGTAAACCACAATTCGAAGATTTATATCTTGCTTTAGGCGAGCACTATGTACATTCATTTCCCCATAAAAATTCATCACTAGCTTTGCAATCCTTTAATGAAATTGTATCAATTATGGGCATTATAGAATAGTTTAATTAAACTATACTTTTTACTGAATTATGTATAAATAATTATTTAAAAATATTGTAAAAAGTTGTTTACTTTTTTATTATAGGTTATACTATAGTCTTATTAAACAACTAAGGAGAAATAATATGTGTGAAATTACAAACAACCAGTCAGAAGAACTTCTAAAATCAATGCGTCTAATTGATAAGGAAGGAACTAAAGATCTTTCTAATGAAGTCCTTGCTAAAACTTATGCAATGATTTACAAATTTCAAAAAGAAATGGAAGGATACGAAAAACTCCTAAAGGAAGTTTTGACAGAACGTAAAATTGACAAAACTGAATTTGAAGAACTTGGGGTTAAAGTCTTCATGAAAGAGTTGAACGAAAAAACCGAGTATGATGTAGAGGCAATTGCTGACAAACTTGCTCCTGCTGATTTCAAAAAGATTGTTAATATTGTAAAGGGCAAAATTGATACAATGCCGAACAAGGAAGAAATCAACAAAGTAATAGCACAACATATTTCATCTGTCAAACTTGCAGAGTCAGTAGCCTCTGTTGCTAAGATGACTAAAGCTGAATTGATGGAACACAAGAAATAGTGAAAACTTTATGTTTGTCCTTTCTTCTAGTACTCTCTACGTCTCTTTATTCATCAGACGTAGAGAGTAATTTAAAAATGTATTACGCATTGTATATGCAGTCTACTGAGGTTACTACTGATAAACAAATTAAAACTTTTGTAAGATGTAAATTTGCTTCTGTGGATGAGATGACTATTAAATCAAAAACGTTGTGGGATTTTTTACGAATTTGTAGATATTCATATTAGGAGAAGTATATGTATAAACCAAGAATTGTTGAATTTGAAACAGATAGAATAAACGCAGTTGACACTCGTATGGGTAAACAAGGATTATATCCCGGAGATGAAATCATGGTCAAGTTTTCGGGTGAGTTAAGACATTGCATGATAGTTGGTGTTGTACAGCTAGAATGTAAAGTTTTAGCAATGTGCGAACTAAAAAAGAATAAAGTGGATATGTGGCCTTGGTTTGTTTTTGATAAGAGAGATTATTGGGTTTTTGAATCGAAACCGGTTATTACTAAAAGACATGGGAAACATCTAATAAAGGAGATGAAAATGATATGAAAAAACAGGATTTAGCTAAAGCTATAAATAAAAGAAGTATTTATAACAATAAATTAACTTATAAACAAGCAGTTAATTACTCAATACGTAAATGGAAACAGATTGTTAAGAAGGGATATACACCAGAGCTGCTTCATAGAGGTATGAGGCTTAATCTAAACTGCGGATTATGTGATTACTTTGATGGTGGTGTAGGAGAAGGAAAACCATTGAAAGCTTGTAGTAATTGTCCACTAAAAAGTTGTGCTAAAGGCTCATTGTTTTATAAATGGTGGGACGCTGATTATAGTTTTGAGAATGAGAAAGCAACTAAATACGCTATTAAAATATTGGAGAAATTATCCAACCTGTTATAGAAGGAATAGAGTATTTAACTAGAGTGCATCATAATAACATCAGGTACATCTTGCCATAGAGTTAAGACTTTCTCTATCAACTCTGTTCCTCTTGTTTTCAATGATTCACTATTGATACTCATTTCAAGAGCAGAGTCTGTCAAAATACCTGAAGCATCGGCTAGGTGAAGTAATAGATATCCCTGACTTAATTCAATAACGTCTTGCTGTCTAGTATATTTAACATCTTTAAAATTGTCTGAGTATCTAGCCCATGTAATATTTAAATATCCCTGCATTGTAGTATATACAGAAACTTTACGGTTAACTTCATCAACTTTATATCGAATAGTGGAGTATGTATTTTGGTAAGACTTCCAAGCAGCTCTTTGAGTTTCACGTTGCTGAATAAGTCCATTAGGATTATACCCTCTTTTATTGTATGCTCCACCACCCCCGGCAATCATTCCACCGCCAGACATTTGATTAAACATTACAATATCCCAGAAGTTCCCATTATTACCCATGATCATTCCAGTATCAGTAACCCGTGCATCTGTAATACCATATGTATAATCATCAGGGAATGGAATAACAACTTCAGAAGAAGAGCCAGACATTAACTGAATTTGTTGTTCTAAAGGGAACTTCATAAAATACTTTTGAAGAGCTGGACGTACACATATTTCTTTTATGTCAGTATCTTGAAGAAGTAAATAGTCAATCGATGGCGCCCCCAAGATCCGACGAATTTGCTTCATGTATATTTCATCACAAACTATATCGCCCATTATCGATACCTCTCCGGATTTCTCAATCTACTCCTTATTATTGGGGGAGTAGCCTTAAAATAGGATGCCATATCTTTCATCATCATACCTTCATCTCTTAGTAGAAATAAAAGTTCTAAATCAATATCTTTATATCTGGGGTTATTTTTCCCCTTTGATTTCCCATTCCTGATTCTAGTTTCACTGTTTTTCTTTTTAGATTCCTCTCTGTGTGTGTTTCCTCTCATGGGGCTATCATGTGTTTTAAAATATTCTTTCAATGTACTACTGATAGAATTGCGTTCTTTTTGGGATACCTCTCTTCCGGTATTTTTGAAACTAATTTTATCCCTATATTCTTTATGGTCCATTGGGTTATTCTCGATCATTCTATTTTTGTGCTTTTCGTGTCTTTCTGGTGTCCAACTTGACTTACTGTTTTGTGATTGAAGAGTCTTGGATTGTTCTGACAAATAATCCTTTTTACCTTTATTCCATGCAGGTTTCCCTTTCAGAAAAGAAACTCTAAAGGCAATTTGTTCTGGTGATTGCTTCCTTCCCCTATTAACTATTCCCAGAGCTATTCCACCCCCGGGATGCATATTGTATCCTTTAGATGAATTACAAGAGGAGTAAAAGTCAATCCAGTAACATTCCTTACAGTCTAAAACTTCATGATTTAAAAACAAATCACAAGTATCTATAATTTCCCACGAGAAGTTTTCAGGAGTATATTTTCTAATAGCACACCCAAACCTAGATTTTTTATTATCATAATTGGATAATGCCCTGTCTATATGTTGTTTTTTCCGTGTTTCTAGTGAATTAATAGTTTGTCCAATATAAACTTTTCCATTTATCTTGTTGGTGGCCTTATAAATAATCTCCGCACCATAAAAATTCATTTATAAACTCCTCTTCAATTCTTCATACGTTTCAACATATTCTCTTACTATCTGAAGTAGTAATGCATCAATACTTATATGTCTATCTTGTGTGATTTTCTCAAGTATAAGGATTTCTTTTTCTGTAAATTCGTTAAGTTCTATGTTCTGTTGCACACAATCACCAAACTTATTTTTTGACATAGAAGTTTATTCCTTTGATGCATTCAACTCTTGCTTCTTATTATAACCAAGAACAGCGATAAGAGCAGTGATTTCAGCTACCATCCCACCTGAAATTGCGGCTAGAATAGCAGCTATATTCGTTACTTTAGTAGGATCTTTATATAGCAAAAATACTACAATAAATGCAAGTGTAGTCCCAGTAATCAATATAAAGGTAACTCCAAACACTACTATGAATCTAGTAGAGGATACATCTTGTCCATTAGAGAACATCTTACCTAACCAATGAAAGACTCGTGCAATGAATCCGGGTGCTTCTTTTATAGCTTCTGCTTCTATATCCATAACAATTTCCTCATATTTAGTTATTAGTTATGGATAAAATCAAAAATAGAGAACTTTTACATTCTCTATTTTTAAATTTAAATTTATTTTAAAATTGTTACTTTGGAGCTTTTTTGTCTAAAACAGCGATAATGTCAGTAACAATGTTGATTTGGTGAGCCATCATAGTCATTTTAGTCTCCATATTGCGAAAGGAGATGTATTGATCATTGGGATCATGAGACCCAGAAATACCAAAATTGAAGTCACAAATATACCCACAGTGAGGAGCGTTTACATCTCTCCATTCCTTGTTCATATAATAGAATGACCAAGAAGTTATTGGAGGCCACTCATGAGAAACATCTCCATAGGCTCGTTCGTGGCTCCAAGATGGGCAAATAATAGTTACTTTTCCATCTGGAATCAGCACTCTGTATATTTCATTCATTAACGGTGGGCGATCATGATTTTTAAAATGTTCAAACACATGTGACATATAAATCTCTTCTACAGATTCATCTTCTAAAGTTTTTAAATATGTAATTATATCGCTGACTACATCTACTTTCCCCTCAAAAGAAAGAGCATCTACTCCTACCCAAGCACCGTCTTGTCTTTTATTAGGACCGCATCCTAAATCCAATTTCAATAATTTCTTTTTTATTTCTTCCATTTTATTCTGTCCTCTTCATTTTTGTATTCCCATCTAAATCCGCCAATTTGTTTATGTTGACCCTTGCAGCATTCACTGACATGTCTTATTCCCAATTCATAAAAAACTGCTGTTCCAGAATCCCATTCTTTCGCATTTACCGATATAAATTTTTTTATTTATCAGATTTGTTGTTTTATAAATATACATAAGTTACCATACAAAATTTTCTGGGCCAAACGAACCATTATAATCTAAATGGCCTACAAGTACATTACAATCCACAGCTGCTCGCCAACCTTTAGTTCTTGCATCAGACCAAAAATAAAGATCTTGAGTCATAATTCCACCGTTTTCAGCTAATGTTTTAAACCAAGGTTTTCTTAATCTTTCATCCTTAAACATATCAAGTCTCCACAGATTAAATCCCATCCCAGTTCCACAGCATTCAACTAATTGATCAGCTATAGGGTGTTGAGGTCTGAAATTTAATTCACCAGATTTTGCATCACCCCATATTTGAGGAACTCCCCCATCTCCTTTAGTCCAATACAATCCACCAATACATGCAAATTGAGGATTAGCTTCCATACGAGAAAGAAGTTTTAATAACCCATCCGGAGGTGGAATATTATCTGTTTCCATTGTTAAAATATATTTATACTGAGATAAATCTGGATGAGACAAAACATTTTGAATAGTTTGTGAAAAGGCTTCCCCAACTTCCATACCCATTGCAAATAAACGAAATACTTTTTGGTTAGGTGGATTCATCAAATTCAGCCATGATGAAACTACTTTCGGTGGAATAGCCCCTAAAGATGGAATAATAATTATTGTAGATAGATCTTTATACACTCCTGAAACATCCAAGCGTTTAAGAGCTTCATCCATCATTTGATTGTGTTTTCCGTAATCAGGAGCAATTATACAAGGTGCATCTGCCATTTATTTTCCTCTAAATATACTTATTTAGTAGAGGAGCCAATTATACGAAAATTTAATCATCAATAGCAGTAGAAAAAAATGTAGTAGTTTTTAGATCTGTTATGAATTTATTAGCTTGTACATTTGTAGGTACAGGTATTATCTCATTATGGTATATTACAGGTGTTGCACCGGCAGTATAATCTGCTTTAGTTAGATAACCAGCCAAAGTGCAATTAGCTGTATTATTTACATAATCAACAAAGACATTGAGTAATTCCCAATGATTTAAAACTACATTACTTGGACATGTGTGTGATAATTGCATATGAACCTCAGTATTTTTTAATTTCCATCATCAATAACAAATCTCAGATATGGAAGTACACTTTGGTTACCAGTCATTGCAGAAAACGCTGCTGATGAAGGTAAATTGGTTTGACCTGCACTTGTAAATACCCCAAACGCGGGCAGCCATTTAGCTTCACGCAGTGCCATATTTGTACCTGTAGTATAATTTGCGGAATATTGCCCTATCGGTGCAAGACCTGTAAGAGTTACATTATTTCCATAATGACTGTATAGTATACCTGAATTGAATCCAACAGTAGAAGCTCTATTAAATAATCCTAACCAGTACATACCTGCAGACATAGTAGTATGGAAAGGACATGCAAAAAGTTTTAATCCAGTGAATGCCGATGATACACTTAAACCTGCACTGCTTGTACTTCCATAGGTTAAACCAGCAGAGTTTGATGATACTGGATATGATAAAGAGATTGATGAATTATTATATGATACAGCCATACTGAAGGAACTTGCACCAACTAATGCCAGAGTGTTTCCTGTTGTTTGTGAACGTGAATAAATACCATAGCTCATTGTACGTGACTGAGAAAACGCTGAGGTTCCACCAGTTGTAAAGTTCATTGAAGCAATCATTTTTATAAAATCAAAAGCAACTGGAGTATCTACACTGAATGGAAAAAATGAACATGATCCAGATGTTCCTGTGTTTGCGCTTATAGAAGCTGTTCCAGTATTATCCATACCATAAGGTTCATATGCTGATAATGTATAACCACCACCTGCACCGCCACCAATAAAGGTGATTGTTGCTGATGATCCATTTATGCTTTGTGATAGTGTTATATTATTACCACCAGCAAAGACAACCTGTACATTTGATCCTGCTATAGTTCCTGTTGTACCTGAAGTGTTACCAAGGTTAGACATACCAAATGTTCCTGACCCGGCAGCTCCTCCCCCCGATGGAACGGAAATAATCACATTTCCTGCAGAATAACCAACAGAGGCAATTCCTGCACCACTGAAACTCATCAATGATTGTGCTATAGTGGAAGAAGAGCTTTGGCCTGTAGTATTACCTACCGCATAAACAGATAAATTAGTATTACCACCCCCAGCCCCTGCAGATAAGGATATTGTAAATCCATTGCTTGCTGAAGCCGTAGTACCTGTCAAATTCGTTAAAGCTAGGGTAGGATTTCCATGACTATGGGAAGCCAATGCAAATGTATTTGACAACACAGATGTTTGATATGCTGTACTATTTCCTATTGAAAGATATACAGACGTGTTATTTGTACTATTTGAAGTATATTGATAATTACCGCGTTCAGCAGTTGACATGTAATTACTTGTCATCTGAGACTGCATTGCTGTTGTTATCCAACCCGGATTGGATATCGATATACCAGATGAATTTATCGTAGCTGTAATATTCGTTACTGCAGAATTTAGACCAACAAAATTACTTCCAGCGTTTGAAGCCATAGCCGTTGTTAAACCATTATGACTTGCTGTCATTGTATTTCCATTTAATCCAAAACTAATTCCATTTGAACTGGAAAAAACAATTGTTCCAGTAGAATTAGCTGTTGATCCTACAGCAGCTATTATATTACCACCGTCTCCTGCTCCACCACCAACATTCGCAGAAAGTGATATAGTAAAACCATTTGAAGCACTCGCTGTAGTTCCAGTAAGATTGGTTAATGCAAGAGTTGGATTTCCATGTGAGTGTGTATTCTGAGCAAATGTGTTGTTACTTGTATAGAAATAATTGTTACGCTCACCAGTTGCCATTAAGTTTGAAGAAATAGAAGTAAACATTAACTGAGTGTCAACACTTGTGAATCTGAGTTGTGTATCTGCACTAGTATGTCTAAAACTTTGTGTTGCTCCAGTGCCCAACGAATTGGAAGAGTTAGCTGTCAATTGAAAAACAGAACTATTCGCGGTTTGAACATAATTACTCGATGCGTTACTTGCAAGATAAGATGTAGCAACTGTTGCCACTATTGATCCATTACTCAAACTGAATGACACACCATTTGAATTTCCAAATACTATTGTACCTGAGCTTGTGTTACTATTAGAAACACTGAAGTACATTGGTTGAACTGTTTGAGTAGGGTATGAAGCTGATGCTGTTATAGTAGAACCATTTGCTCCGAAAGTAACATTGTTTCCGTTAGCAAATGATATATTACCAGAACTTCCTAAAACTTGAACAGAGTTTTGTGTCTGTATGGTTTGTGCTGGGACATTAGGAACAGTATAAGACGCAGTAATCTGGGAATTGTTAGACATCCCAAATGAAATTCCATTTGAGTTAGCAAATACAACTGTTGTGGCAGTTCCAGCAGTTTGAGTTCCAGCAGCTAGAATATTATATCCGTCTGCTCCACCCCCACCAGCAGCAGCAGCACTCAATGAAATTGTGAATCCGTTTGAAGCACTTGCTGTTGTGCCTGTAATATTGGTCAAAGCGAGTGTGGGGTTACCGTGGCTATGAGTAGAGTTAGCGAAAGTATTATTCGATGTATAGAAATAGTTACCACGTTCGGTAGTAGCCATAAGATTACTTGATACTGATGTAAATAAAAGTTGAGTGTCAGCAGATGTAAATCTAAAACTTTGAGTAGCACCTGTTCCCAAAAAATTACTGGACGCAGAAGTAAACTGAAGTTGAGTGTCAGCACTTGTATGTCGGTAATTAGAAGAAGCATTGGAAGCTAAATATGTTGTAGCTACACTTCCTACAACACTGCCATTACTTAAGCTGAAAGAAACTCCATTACTATTTCCAAATTGAATTGTATTCCCAGATGTTGAAGTTCCCGATGCACTAAAGTACATAGGTTGTTGTGATTGTGTGGGGACTGTATATGAAGCAGTGATTGTTGATCCATTTAATCCAAAAGATATTCCATTTGAATTTGAAAAAGAGACTGTTCCTTTTGAAACTGTTCCTGTTCCTGCAACAATACCATCTATATTTATTTTAAAACTCATTTTATATTATTACCCAATTAGATCCATCACTTACAATATTATAGCATTCCCATTGACGTATAGATAATGAAGTACTTCCATCTATAGTTTGGCTTAGTGCTGTAGTCAGTGTTGTTGTTCCACTTATACTTTTAATCATATACATTCTTCCTTGAGCACCAATAGCTGTAGGAAGCGAAACAGAATATGTGCCAGTAACAATTAGTAAAAAATCTGCTGTGGAAATTGAATCGTTTGTAGTTATCACTCTTGTAGTTAAAGATAACTCTTTCCCATCTACCGTACCCCCTGAAAGAACTCCACCTGTTGCTTTAACAATTCCAGACATACCGGATAAAGTCATTCCAGCAAAATTTGGGGAATCTACTGAACTTAAATTTTGGGTGATCGATTTGAGATAAGAATCCACATCCAGTTCAACTGTATGTTGTGTTGCATTTTGAATAACTGTCAGTTTTGTAGATCCTGCATCTATGTTTCTAAATTGAAGATCTACTCCAATTTTTCCTTCAAACAATCCTTGACCTGATGCTCCTATATTTGAAGCTGTGTTTACTTCTCCACCACTTCCCCCACCTACAGCAGATGTGATAAGGCCAAGTCTTCCTGCAGAAACGAAATCTGCATCAGCATGGTTTGCCAAATCAGCAGCACCTTGTCTAACAAGTAACCATGTCCGGAATGTATCTGCTAAATTATAAGGATTGATATCAACAACATCACCTAACCCAGAACGAGCTTCAGCATAAGAACCATATATTGATTGACCATACTGGACATCAACTGCATTTGTTGGAGCATAGTAGGTAATAACTTGAATAGTCCAATATCCAGATGGAACATCAGATAATCCTGTACCATTATCATATTTATTTGGATTTATGTTTGCTACTCCAGGTAAATCGTTCTTCCAAGTGTCAATGCCAGTTCTGTAATAATAATATATAGGGCATGAGGTTTCTGCCCCAGATATTATAATATTTGGAGATTTTTTTGTATTAGCATAATTAGTTGAATTGTCAAAAGTTTTTCCTTCTGTTCTTTGTATAGTCAATCCAGAATAAGCAGAGAAATCATTTCCTGTTATATTAAAAGAACCAAAGTTGTCAAGAAAATCTTCTAACTGTTCATATATGCCTAAACACCATTGAGGTTCAGAGTATGCAGTATCTACTTCAATGTGATCAACATGACTTGTCCAACCTAATATAATGTAGTCACGTCTATCCTCATCTGTATAAGCGTCATCTCCCCACCAATGTAAAGCACCAGCAGAATTAATTGATATATAAGATGAAGTGTCTGTTGCAATATATGGATCAGTAACTCCAATCATTGCTGACCATGATACTTCTGTAACAACAGGATTTAAAGGATCTGTATGATTATCTACTACAAGTCCAGCACCCTCAGCAATATCTATTTTTGTAGTATCGCTTCCATTTATTGATAATTCTCCACCAGTGATAAGTCCAGTAGACCGAATACGAGATAATCTATTTTGTAGAACATCAACACCAAGCATTGTTTTTGCGGTAGGTATAGTTAAATTTTCGACAATGCCTGAGCCTGTTGAATTTCTACCAAGAAAAGTTTGGGTTGGTACATCAACAATGTTAGAAAACTTTACCGCTTTATTATTTATTAAAGAGGAGACACTGCCGGTGCCACTTGCAAGAACATCACCTGTTAGAGCGGTAATACCACCAACAACAACAACGCCAGAACCACCTCCCCCACCCTTACCCGGAATTTCTAATTGTGTACCCATTATTAACCTTTAGTATATCCAATAAATTCAATAGCTAAATCTTTTGTAGCTCCTACTTCATATCCTCTAATTAAAAATTTATAGCATCTAGGAATTTTGGTATAATCTGTATGAATCAAGCCACCATTAGGAACTTTTTGAAAAGCATAAAAGTCATTTACCGTGGCTGGGATAGAAGCCGCTATTTGGTAATCAGCATAATCTATAATACTATTGATAATATTAAACTCTACCCCAGCCCCACAATCATTTATAATTTGCAATGAGATAGGATACAGTGTTTGATGATCTATTACACCTATAGAATTTTTAATATCCCAAGGCATTGATGGATCAATAGTAATCAATGTACCAGCGTTAATATCTGCAGCTAAAATAGTAACTCTTTTATTTTTCATATACCTGTTGAGTATCAGAACATAAATTGTCCTGATACACCTACTCCAAAAAGTTGATTACCGAAAATAAATCCACCACCTACAGAGAATGACTCCCATCGTTTGAAATAGTTGAGTTCATATATAAGTTGTAATTTATTCGTATTATAAGTAGCATATATGCCACCTTGAATAATATTCGTTTTATGATTCCAGTTATATACTTCTGGAATTTTATCTTTTGGAATAGTAGTTTGAGCTTCACCTTGACCATCGGCATGAGTATCAAAAGTAATAGTTCTTCCTTTAAAAGAATAATTAGAATTTGAGATAGGTGCTCCCGATATTTGTTTCGTAACTATTTGCTCTTTCGAATTATCCTCTACAGGTTTTGAAAAATGATATACGAACATAGATGTTCCAACCACACCGATCACGATACCTGCAAATAAGGTTATACAGAAAGATTTTATGTTTATCAATGTTTCAGATAAATTTGATAACATGATTATACCGTTAAAATCGATAATTGAATTGGAAGACCAGTTACTGAGTCAGTTCCTACCGAAATACTAGTAATATATCTTGAATAATTAGGATCTAATTGAACATATAATACACCAGAAGCTTTATATGTATTGACGCCAGAAACTGTTTGATTATCATTTAACTGGACTTTATAAGATCCTTGAGCATACCCAATTAAATAAGACGGGAAACTAATTGAAGTGGTCGGTACAGGTAAAGAAACAAAACCATTAACCCCAGAAATCACTCCCTGCCATTCAAGTTTTGCAGTAGGTGTAAATGTATTTGTAAAAATATCAGATGACAGATTGTTATTTCCTTGAACTGCTAAATTGATTATTGTATCCACTTAAATTACCTTAATATTTTCTTACTTGAATATAATGTCCATCTATCTCAACTTTAAATTCTGAAGCACAATCACAAGCTTCTTGTTCTTTCCCAAAAAATGATATATAAATTGGGTCTTTCACAAACGATTTTTCAATCCACTAAACGCTGTCTTATCTTTTGTATGATAAATAATGTAAATAGCACTAGTATCATCTCTAAACTTTCTCTTATATGGTTGCATGAAGTACCTATGGTAGATTGTTCTTTGAGTTATTAGTTAAGAAACTAGTAAAATTTATGAAGTGTTTTGTAGATATCCACCATGTCATTTGGCGTAAGAACCTTACTTAAATTTACACGTTTATTTTCAGATTCATAATTTGTATGAGGCATTGTATCCGTAGAATAGGCACCATAGATAGCTTGTGCCAGACTATCTGAGCAGTCTTTAGCAAAAGTACCACAAGTAGAATTCTCATAATCTCCATTATACTTATTATTTACAGTACCTTTTGGATGATCTATCTTCTCTTTTCCCCCCTTATCTTTTGTTATCATTAAACAGTTAAGGTTGTTTTTCAAAAATATGTTCCTACCAGTAACTATGAGTTCATTACTTAAAAGAGTAAGTATAAGCATATAGGGAGAAATGTCTTTATCTACTGATTGTTTAATTACGTTGATATTGTGTCTTTCAAGGAATTGTTTAGTACTTTCTGATTGAAACGTGTCTGTATAAACTGTATGAATAAACATAGCACCTAATTGCATAAGATCTACAATAAAATAAGCCACAGCTTCTAAGTTGATACTTCTATCAGTAGTTGAAACAACACAGGAGATATCGACTATATAAGCTGTCTCTTTTTTTACTAAGTCAAATTCTTTATGAATTATACTTATCCCAAGAGCATCACCTGAAGCTGAAAAACTCAAGTCAAGTCCTACAAATCTAGGTTCATTCGGTGCTCTTTTTAATTTATACCCACCAGTTGAAGGATTATGAAATAGCTTATCCTTTATCTGATTCCACAGCAACTTCTCAGGTAAATCGGAAGAGTTAGCTACTAAACTTCCTTCAACATTATAAAAGTTATCATTAAACATTTTATCAATTATTGTAGTATCAGTTATAAACTTGTTTTCCCTAATAGTAGGTTTTCCTAAAATATCTTTTATATTTTTGAGTAAGTTATCTTTTAACTCATCATAATAATCTATTGGAACATCTACTATTAAATCTGAAGGTACACCTTCTAAATCTTTTACAGTAGTAACTATCTTAGCCGGAATAGATCCTGCTCCAGTAATAACTTTGAATGTTTGTCCAGTGGCTAACCACTTAGGAGCATCTTTAGGAACAGCTTCCCATCTAGACTTCCAAGAAAAATGAACATATGGTCTATCAATCAATTCTGTAGTCATATGTTTTTCAATCATTGAATCTATCGTATTTGCAGATGAGTCTAGGAATAGATAGGAAAGATATTGACTACCAACTGTAGCTTTGATACGACCTCTTAAGTCAGTATATAATCGATAAATTCTCTCTTCAGTAGCTCCACCATACTCTAACCAAAAAGAAATCTCTGAAACATATGCTTGGACAATGTTAGCACCTACAAACGCAAGAGCATCATCATTACCTGTTTGTAATTGTAAATTAGATGCTAAGGTAAGTTCACCGGTGGTAGCTGCTTTACTGTAAACTACAAAGTCTCTTCCTACTTCTTCCTGCTTTTTAACCACCATGTCCTTAAATTTAACCATAATAAATTTAGGACTTCTATCCATAATTTTGAATAAAGGGTTTAGGTAAAGCTCATGCACTTTATCGTAGTTGAAAGAAATTATATAAATAGCTAAATCGGATAAAGAGCTTTTTCCGTAATAGAGAGCAGGTTCACGCAAATGATGAAAGTAAACTATAGTGTACATGATTAAATGCACAACCATGTGTGTGTTATGGGTTATTGTTAAATCTGAATGTAAGTACCTATGATTCCCGCTTAATTCAAATCCATAAAAGTTTCCTTTTTTATAGAAATCAACTTTAATTCCTGTTCTGAGCGGGTTAATCCTTGAGGTAGTTTTTACTACTTTTTTTCTGGATAATTTATTTGGAATTCTATGGAGATCCCCTGTTATACAGATCGAATAGTATTCTCTCGTGAAATTTCTTGATTTAATTGATTTTTTTATTTTAGTATAATTTGCCCTAAACCCCAGAGACCTACATAGAAAAACAATATTTTTCGTAAGATCTTCTCTTTTTTGGGTAATTGAAATCACACATTGATCGGTGGATATATACCCGTCTGAATCTATTAACCCTGCCAAAAGACTTAATCTTATTTCCTCAGAGTTTCTTAAATACTCTATTGGGATATGTTTGTTGCGAATCAATGAATATGTTTCTTTAAGATGCCATAATAATGAGTTGTTACTTTCAGTAAGTTTCTTACCTATGCTATTACCACATATTCGATATGATTTAGTCCTTTTTGGATTTATAGTTTCGCTTACTCTGAGGTTTAATGTGGTTGCGTAATTATAAATGTAGTCTATAATTTCTTTATCAATATTTGTAATGGATGTAGTATCATGGGACCCATCTCCCAACCATAAGCCCAGAAAATAAGGATCAATTTTTACTTCCTGATATTTAAAATCTAATTTAGCTTTTATTCCCTTTAAAAGATGTTTTTTAGTTTTACTTAATTTAAGATAATCTTTGATAGGGATATCCACAATTTTTCCATTATTTTTATCGGGATTATTTTTTCTTTCCTTTCTATTACCCTTATTCGTGTATTGTAAAGTAAGAACGTGATTTTCATTAACAATATAATCATCTGCTTTATTCTGGGTTACTTTGTATAAATCCCCATATCCTTGATACAAATGAAGTACTTTTCTGGGAGTAGAATCATCACCCATTAAAAGATCACCTACTTTAATATCTTGGATTTTTTTAACAGATAAATCATACATAAGTATGGGAGTATCCTCTCCCTCACACTTGCCGATTCGCGTAGCTCCGTACTCTACTATGATTTGTTTGAAATCTTTTTTATGTAGAATAGCACAGAATTCATCTCTGACGAATTGGTACATAGTTTCCGGAGTATCTTTAGGAACCCATCCATTTATCGGATCTAGAAACTCTTCTGGTGTGGGAGGAATTTTATAAAAAATTATATTTTCAATATTTTTTCTTAAAGCTTCTTCTATTGAAGGATCAAAAAATAAATCATATAATTGTTTACGTTGTTCTTGTGTTAACTCATTATATTTTTCTGTAATTGTTTTCTGTTGTATTACTGCAACTTCATTATCCAAACTCATAAAAAACCCTTAGTAAGATATTAGTCTTACCAAGGGTAAAAGAGGTGTATGGTAGGGTGGAGAAATTACTTTTTATCTACTACTTCTGAAACAAGATCAAGCATTACAGAACTTTGTTCTCTTCCTTGCCGATCATATCTTACATGGTGGATATCTTCAAAAGGGTATTGACCTTGCACATATTCTTTCATTAGAACTATCTTATGTCCTTGTCGATTGATATATGTTTTACCAAGTTCTATTAGCATAAAACCTCCCGTTCTTCTCTAAATTCAAGTCGTGGCTTGTTGTGACGATTCATATTTCTTTTAATCTCTTTGTTAAGTAGACCATTGATAATCATGTTGTAAGCTTTCTTAGAAGCTGAAATCTTGTCCAATCCTTCCTCAACCAGAAGTGCTGTGTAATCTTCATGAACTTTCAGAGTTGATTCAGTTCTTTTTGCTTGATGAAGACTTTTGTTGAGTTCCTGCATATTCATTTGAATATCTCCTTAATTATTTAATAAGACCACTATAAGTCCTACAATAAAAAAGTAAACAACTTTTTACAATATTTATGAAAAATTTTAAGAAAATATATAAGTATTATTGCGTTTATATATTATAATTAAAATAGAAAATCCTCTGTACTTTGTGCAAATACAGAGGATTTTCCAGAGTGTTGGTTTAATGTTTCTTCACAAATCTCATAAACTTGTTTGGATCAGCATTAATAGCTCTGATAACTCCTTGCATGTAAACACCCATAGATAATCCGCTAGGAGTTAGAACTTCTTTCTTGAACTTGATCAGCTTATTATGTTCTACTCTAGGGATTCCCCCAATAGCTACGGTCATTGCTTTCCCATGGTAATTTCTTTTCTGTTTCATAATCTTTCTCCTTTTTGTTAATTTCGATATTATTAAAATATCGAGAATCTTTGTGTAATTAAATATACTACAATATAATAATAAAGTAAACTTAAATTTTAATTTTATAAGAAAAAAATTAAAGTGATATGAATATTAAAATTTAAATATACTTTTATTTGCATTTATTAAATTTTGTTGTTTACATTTTTACCAATATATTATTATATGCTTTTATAGGAGAAACCAATGAAAATAATTAAAGTATCGTATGAAGGATATCTTACTGAGCAGAAGTTAATAACTATCTTTTCTGAAATTAGCAAATCTGTATCATTTGATATGAAAACAAATGTTAAAATTGAAAGATATCGAGGAGATATTACTATAAATAATAAATATCTTATTGAATTTGATGGATATCAGCATTATACACAATCAGAAGTATTTATAAGAGACTCCTATAAAGATGCAACATGGGAAGTGAAATCAGAGATTAACAAAGTTATTCGAATACCATACTTTGTTCAATTAACTACAGAAACATTTAAATACTATTTTGATGATCTTTTAAAAGATTTAAGTGTAGAGGTTGAAGTTACAAGTAATTACCCTCACGGGTTTATAGATAAAAAAGCTATTTTACCAGCTAATTTCTGCTCTATTGGGGAACGTAGGTTTTTTAGCGAGGTTGAGTATCTTCCTTTTAGTGTAGTGGACTCAATTGTATCTTCGTTGATGAAAATAAATAAAACTCCTGAATGTGTTTTCTCTCTTAATATGAGGGAAATTGAACCATGGAAATCTATACTAGATTCAGTATGTAAAGATTCTAGTGTTGCAGAACATTTTTCTAATTTTAATATTTATTATCGACTGAATGAATAAAAAAAATCCTCAGTATTTCTACTGAGGATCGAAATTTTTAAGTTAAATTTGACTAACCGATGTTTTGTGTCAAATTCGTCAACTGCATGAGACGAACGAAGTTACGAGTAATAACTTTCTGGTCGCCAACATAAGCTCTGTATCCTTGTGTATACATCTGAGGATATACAAGTTCTGCAGAAATTTCTGTAAGATTGGCAAATACCGCTCCAACATCCATTCCTTCAACAGGGTTCTTGTAAGACAGAAGTAATTCAGAGTTACCAATAACACCAGCTGCCTGTGAAGGAGTCTGGAATACATTGATACCTGCAAGAGAACCAATTTTACGAGTTCCTGATAATCCCATATCAGAAGTATCTTCAGTCCACAGTTCATGGAGTCTGAGATAGTTAACTGCAAGAGGACCACCAACAATGTTGTTTACCTGTCCACGTTCAACTTCATTCGTGATCTGTGCAGAGACGTTTCCAATTGCTTGGAGAATGTTCTGTGCCCAAGATTTACGAGAGATTTCACCATTAGCGGCAAAGTCAGTATTGAAAGTAGCTTGAGAGTTAGTAAGAGCAATCTGACGCATGTACTGAATAGCACGTTCGTCCATTGCCATTGCATGTGCATCACCAACTCCTCTCATCAACATTTCACGAGCGTTTCCAATGTTGTCAGTATCAAGCATCAACTGAGTCATCATTGAATAGTTGTAACCAACTGGCATAGGACGTGCATTGAATCGTTCCTTACGGAGTTCAATGTTAATCTCAGCAAGTGAGCTAAAGTTTGCACTGTTCTCAGAAGACCAGTTCCACATAATTGCGATAACAGCACCAGTTGCAGGAGCAGTGGCAAATGTAACAGTACCAGTACCAGCATTGTAATCAACAGTGTTAGTAGAAGCAGTGTTCAGAGTAGTAGTTCCGGGGATGTTAATGAAAACACCTGAACCATTATCTGTACCAGCAATTGCGCCATCAACAAGAATACGAGTCCAAAGAGGAACAAGAGGAAGAGGAGATAACGGACCAAAAGAGAACTGAGTCGTAGAGTTATTACCTGTTCCAAAAGTAGTTGGAGCCTGTTGTTCTGAAGGGTAGTAAGGAGCCTGTACTTCATAGATACGATCATTTGCAACTCCACCACGAAGTGTAGCGGCACGATTCATATAAATGAACATCATAACATCATCAGTAGATGTAAGAGGGAATTCAGTTGCGAATTCACCACGTTTAGCCTGAGCAGTTCCTATATAGATTGCTTTTAAAAGATGTTCAGGACGGAGAGCCGTTCCGAACGCTGTAGAGACCTGAGCCTCTGAGAGACGGTGAAGTTCACGTTCCTGATTACTTACAGCAGCAGCTACTGAATAAGCTTTTGATTTGTTCTTTTCATACAATTTAGCGAGATCAACTCCACCAATTGGATTACGAGACCATTTGTCAACACCACTTTCTAAGATCTGGGTACGCTTAGACATCCAAGCTCCGAACTCGGATTTTGCTTGTGCTTCAGACATTCTCCCATGTTTTTGTACTTGAGACATGTTTTTTACCTGTTTTGTAAAAATTAGATTTTATTTGTTTTGAAATTAAAACAGGAAATTTTGTTTCCATCCTTCTAAATTAAATATATCCTATCATGTTATTGAACTTCTTTATAAGTTCAGTTTTAATAGAACTTTCGAATTGTCCTATATTGTAATATATTAGTAGTAGTAGCATTTAAAAGTATATATCATTATTTTAACCAATAAAAAACCTCATACATTTCTATATGAGGTTTGAAAATTAACTGTATTGTATTATCTATTTAATCTTAGTAATTGCCACCAAACTTGAAAGTGTAGGGTTCAATCTTATGAACTTTAACTCCACTTTCTTTCAATGCAACCATTTCATTCTTTCTAGAAGTCTGTTCCTGAATACGATTGATTACACGAATTGCTTGGGGAAGACTATCTGATTCCAGAATCTGACGTGCAAAATCTTTCAACATAGGAGTTTTCTTTACAGCTTTTTTATAGTGTTCAAAAACTTCTTTACGTTTTACTTTAATTTTACCTTTTGATTCTTCTTTCTTTTCATCATCTTTCTTCTCAGCTTCGTCGTCCTTTTTCTCATCGTCTTTCTTTTCTTCTTCAGTTTCTTCTTCTACTTTTTTGGTATCGTCTTCCTCTTCATCATCTTCCTTTTCGTCATCTTCTTCAGCTTCTGATAAACCGGGGATTCCACCATCTACAAGATCAAGTTCAGAACTATCCTGTTCTACAGAAAGTGCATCTGTCTGAGGATCATATTCTGCATCATCCCAATCGATATCTTCAGGAGACATATCTTCATCAGTTACGGGGAAATCAAGTTCGATATCACCCGTGTCCAGAATGGAATCAAATCCGTTAATATCGTCACCTTCTTCTTTCATTTTCTTAATAAGTTTTGCAAGTTTAGCATTGGATTCTTTCAATGAAGAGGCAAGTTTAGCACAATCAGCTTTCAACTTAGCTTCTGTTGCTTCATAAATTTTAAGATCAGCTTCCATATCTGCACGTTCTTTGATAAAAATCTTAATATCTTTATCACGATTAGCAACTTCTTCTTTAAGAAGAATGTCCATATCTTCTTTCATAGCAGTCATATCTGCTTTCAGTGTTGCAATTTCTTTTTCTTTTAAAGCTATTGATTCCTGTAATTTAACAGCATCAACATCTTCTTTGAGACCAGCTTTATCCATGATAGAAATAACACGGTTGTGTTCTTCTTTCAATGAAGCCATAGCAGAATCAAGAGTATCATACTTAGCTTTAAGCTCTGTATAAGATGCTTCTTTAGATTCTACAAGTTTATGAGCATCAGAAAGCTGACTATTGAGTTTTTCAGTTAACTCTACAATCGCTTCCTCAATTTTTGACTTCTGATCTGCAAGTTCTTCAGGGACAATTGTAAGAACATCTTTAAGTTCTTCAATTCCTTCCTTGAAAGAAGTTTTAGATTTTGCTTCTTTTATCGCTACCCTAATTTGATTTCTAAGGTTAGCTTCTTGGATTTTATCCATACCTTCATTCCTCATATTTAATTCTTTAGAATTTTCTTCTGTAATTTTTACTATATTTCTATTAGTATCACTTTCTTTTAAAAGTGTTGCAGACTTATCTGATTCTGTAACTTGGGTTAAATGATCGAATGTACCAAATACTTTAGCTGATGGATTACGAACCCAATCCGCTGTGTGGTTTTCATCTAATTCAAATGTATTAGGATCTACAGTAGAATTATCTTCCATCAATGACCCAAATGCTACAGTTGAATACCCACATTTTCCACCAGCTTTTGCTTTTTCAAGCATCAACTGTCCACCTTCACCAATACAATAAAGATCAGCATAACCAATATTTTCACCCATTCTAAAATTATGCCAAACACCTACTGTATCAAATACGCTTCCATCATCTTCTGCATGATCACCTAAACAGTCAGAACCTTCAACTAGTTTCTTATCATACATCAACTGTCCAATAGCTTTAGGGTATACACGACCATTTGCATTGATTTCATCATATCGAGCTAATGGTACTCCGTACATTACTCCACGAGCTTCAAAATTTTTACCATTAGATTCCACTAATTTTGGTTTATCATACAAAGTAATTTTTGAAGGATCTGAAAGAACATAGTATTCTTCTATTAAAAGAAGTTTACCCTTTTCTTTTGCCTTAGCTTCTAAAAATTTATATCTTGTCTGATTCATTTAGATACCTTTTTAATGTCTATTCTAACACCTGTATTATGATTCACACAATAGTATTTATAGTCTTTGTACTCTTTACTCAGGAAGTCTTCTATAAACTCCAACACCTTTATCCAAGAGGATATAGGTTCTCTTTCTTTTCCCACACCATCTATCATCAATATAGCCAGATTATCGTAAAATTCTGAATCACCCCAGTAAGAAATTCTAATTTTAAAATTATCTAGACCGTGTATGAGTACATCCCATTCTGGAGGAGGATTAGTAGATTCTGTAAATTTTCTCTTATATCTTTCCATTATCCTACCTATTAGAATGAATTACGTAATGCCATAATCAACAGTTTCTTATACCGAAGTTTAAGAGCTTCTGCACGTTCAGGATTCTCATTACTATCTTGTTCAGCCATTTGATCAATACCTGTGAGAATAGCCGCGTTAACCATTTCACTTGTTATGCTAAATGACTTGTTCTTTGCTATAAGACTCATAATGTTTGCAATTGCACCGGGAGTATCTATGAT